TACGATGAACAACGAAACCAAATTGAACAGGATATGGCTCCTTTTGGGTTTATTGACGATGGCTTGGGTGACGATACCTTCGTGGACGCAGACGGTGAACTGTGGGCATACGGAGATAAGCAAGATGAAGTTACGTATATGTTACCCTACTGATGGATATTGGGGATCAGTTTTCTCTGGAACATCTTCTTTTCAAAGAGAGGACTTGTAGATCTTGCAATAAAGTTAAGAATTTAATAGAAGATTTTTATATGACGAGAAAATCTAAGAGAGGTTTACCGTCAGCATATTCCTATGAATGTAAAAATTGTACTATCACTAGAATTTTAGACAACAGAAAAAAGAGAGAACCGATGTCTGATTGGAAATATCCAGACTGGTAGGTTGTTCGTGCATTGTTTCCCCTGTTGAGAGATTGAAAAATCTAAATACTTTTAGATAAATTTGATATCTAAGAGGTAAAAAAATGGCAAGTCAAGTCTCGCCTGGTGTTGTTATAAGAGAACGTGATTTATCCAATGCAGTTGTTGTAGGAAATAGTGCTATTCGTGGTGCTATTGCTTCTTCTTTCCGTAGTGGACCAGTAGGCAAAATAGTTAACATAGGTTCAGAGAGAGAACTTATTGATACTTTCGGAGCACCAGCTGAGGCTAACGCTGGTGATTGGTTAGTAGCATCTGAATTCCTTCGCTATGGAGGATCACTCGCAGTTGTTCGTGCAGCAACTACAGTTTTAAACGCAACTGAATCTGGTACTGGAGTTTTAATTGGAACTAAAGAAGCATTTGATGCAGGAGTAACTTCTGAAAAGTTTGCTGCAAGAGATGCTGGTGCTGATGGTAATAACCTTAGGGTTGTAATCGTTGATAAGGTTGCTGACTCTAAGATGACTCAAGCAACTGCTCATAGTCTTGCAGTTGGTGACACACTTAGCGATGGTGCAACAACAGACCACGAAGTTACAGTTGTTATTGATGCTAATACAGTTGGTATTAAGCATGGTGCTGCTGGTGCAGTATCTGGAAACAGCTTTGTTCAATCTGCATTTACTGCAACTGACTGGAATGCACTTCCAATTGGATCAACTGGTTTAACTTACAAAAATATTGCTCCTCGTCCTGGCACTTCTGCTTATGCTTCTGAGCGTCATCTATCTGGCGACGAAGTACACGTTGCAGTTATTGATGAGAGCACAAATACAGTTGTTGAAAGACTAACATATCTTTCTAAGTTGTCTGATGCTAAGACACCTGAAGGTGCATCTTCTTATTGGAAAGATTATGTTAATGAGTATTCTGGTTATGTTTATGCTGGTGCAGCATTGAGTATTGCAGAGCATTCTCCAATAGGTGTAGCACCAGGTGCTACTGCAGCATCTTATGGTGCTACTGCAGCTGCTCCTCTAACACTAGCATACATTTTTTCTACTGCTGGTGGTGCTTTATCTGGTGGTACAGATGACTTTGCATACACTGCTGGTGAAATTGGTTCTGCATATGATCTATTCTTAGATACAGAAGAGACTACAGTTGATTTCGTTCTCATGGGTGGAAACGCTGGTAACGAAGTTGATACTCGTTCAAAAGCAGCTTCTGTTGCTGCAGTTGCAAATACTAGAAAGGATTGCATTGCATTCGTTTCTCCTTGGACTGGAGATCAAGTTGCTACCTCTGGTGGTGCTGCTTTAACTCCTGCTACACAACTTGCTAACACACTAGAATTCATGGATACAATTGCATCCAGTTCTTATGTTGTGAAAGACAGTGGTGTTAAGTACACATATGATAGATTTAACGACAAGTATCGTTACATAGGTTGCAACGGTGATGTTGCTGGTTTATGTGTTTCTACATCTGCTATCAGCGATGATTGGATTTCACCTGCTGGTACTAACAGAGGTGGTTTAAGAAACGTTGTTAAACTTGCTTTCAATCCTAATAAGGCAGCAAGAGATGATCTGTATACTTCTGCAGTTAACCCTGTTGTTTCCTTCCCTGGTGCTGGTCCAATCCTATTTGGAGATAAGACTGCATTAGCATCTCCTTCTGCATTTGATAGAATTAACGTTCGTCGTTTATTCCTCAATATTGAGAAGAGAGCAAGAGGACTTGCTGAAGGAGTTCTCTTTGAGCAAAATGATGCAACCACTCGTTCTGGTTTCGCTTCTTCTATAGGTTCTTACCTTTCTGAGGTTCAAGCACGTAGAGGTCTTACCGATTACTTGGTTGTTTGTGACGAATCTAACAATACTCCTGAAGTCGTTGACAGAAATGAGTTTGTTGCTGAACTCTACCTCAAGCCTACACGCTCAATTAACTACGTAACAGTTACTGTAACTGCTACTAAGTCGGGCGTCTCGTTCGCTGAAGTCGTCGGTAGATAATTAAAAGTACAACGAGAAAAAAACACGAGGTAAAAAACAATGGCAATCAATAACGTAAGTGCCTTCTTACAGAATATCGGGCAAGGCGTCAAACCAAACATGTTTGTGGTTGACGTTAAATTTCCAAACACTCTAGACAAAACATCTGAGCAGGATTTGGTTAATGTAATGTGTAAATCAGCAGCACTTCCAGGTTCTAACTTGGGAGTGATTGAGGTTCCTTTTAGAGGAAGAACAGTTAAGATCGCAGGTGATCGTACCTTTGATACTTGGACTGCAACATTCTTCAATGATAAGGACTTCAAACTTCGCTCATTCTTTGAGCAGTGGGCAAATAGCATCAACACTCATGATGATAACACAGCTCCTCTATTCACACCGAATAAGAGTGATGGTTACATGGGAGAACTAATTGTTAAGCAACTTGAGAAAGATACCAGCGATAGCGGTGCAGTTCTCAGACAGTATACATTAGTTCATTGTTTCCCAACTAACGTTTCTCCAATTGACCTTGCTTATGATAGCAATGATCAGGTTGAAGAATTCACAGTTGAGTGGCAGTATTCTTACTTTACTGCACAAGGTGGAACACGCGAAGGCGCAAGTAGCATTAGCGTGGTCTGATAAATAGATCAGAAGAAGTAGTATAAGTTAATCATGAGTCAGTTATTTGGCTTCCAGATAAATCGCAAGGAGGGTCAGAAGGGTCAGTCCCCTGTCCCTCCTAATGCTGATGAGGCAATGTCCATAGCAGCAGGTGGTTACTATGGAACATATGTGGATACGGATAATCAAGCTCGTAACGAGTTTGAGATGATTCGTCGTTATCGTGACATGGCATTACACCCTGAAGTTGATAGTGCAGTTGACGAAGTTGTTAATGAATTTATTGTTAGTGACGCACACGATACTCCTGTAGAAGTTAATCTAGATAATCTAGATGCTGGAATGGGTATCAAGAAAAAAGTACGAGATGAATTTGAGTATATTAAAAAACTTTTAAACTTTGACAATCGCGCACATGAGATTGTTAGATCTTGGTATATTGATGGAAGACTTTATTATCACAAGGTCATTGACCTAGAAAATCCAAAGAAAGGTATTACTGAACTTCGTTACATTGATCCTATGAAGATCAAGAAGGTCAGACAAAAAATTGATCAAAAACCGAAAGACTCTCTAGCTCGTGAGGCAATTAAAGGCACAGCACTTGAGTTTGAATACGGTACATTTATTGACTATTATCTTTATAATCCAAAAGGATTCTATAAAGGTGGTGTCCTAGGACCTGTTGGTGACATGTCATTGTCCCAAGGTGTCAAGATGGCAGTAGATAGTATTACATATGCACCATCTGGACTACAAGATTTAAACAAGAGAATGACTCTTGGTTTTCTACACAAGTCAATCAAGGCACTCAATCAACTTAGAATGATTGAAGATTCGCTTGTTATCTATAGATTGTCTCGTGCTCCTGAACGTAGAATATTCTACATTGATGTAGGTAATCTACCTAAGGTAAAAGCGGAACAATATCTTCGTGATGTTATGAGTCGCTATCGTAACAAGCTAGTGTATGACGCAAACACTGGTGAGATGCGTGACGACAAAAAGCACATGAGTATGCTAGAAGATTTTTGGTTACCTCGTAGAGAGGGTGGACGTGGAACTGAGATCACCACCCTGCCAGGTGGACAGAACCTAGGCGAACTCAAAGATGTTGAGTATTTTAAGAAGAAGCTTTATAACAGCCTCAATCTTCCTCCTTCCCGTCTCACAGACGACAATAAAGGATTCAACCTCGGTAAAACCACTGAAGTCCTCCGTGACGAACTTAAGTTTACTAAGTTCATTGGACGTCTACGTAAAAGATTTGCTGAGATGTTCCACGACATGCTCAAGACTCAACTCATACTCAAGGGAGTAATTTCTCCTGAAGATTGGAGTGATATGAAGGAGCATATTCAGTTTGACTTCTTATTTGATAATCATTTTAATGAGTTAAAAGAAATTGAAATGATGAATCAGAGAATGATGACTGTCACTCAGATGGATCCATTTGTAGGAAAGTATTTCTCAACACAATATGTTAGACAACATATTCTTGGACAAACTAACAAGGATATGAGGGAGATTGATAAGCAGATGGCAACTGATATAACTTCTGGTCTTGCACTTGATCCTGCGGAAATGAATACTTTGGATCAATTGAATGTAGCAAATCAAGCTCTTGCTCCTGAAATACAATCAATGCAAGCAGACGATGATGCAGCAAGAGAAACAAAAGCTGCCGATGATGATTTAGCTAGAGATCTTAAAAGAGCAAAATCCGCACCTAAACCTTCAACAAATACTAAATAACTTATATTAATCTAATATTATGGCAGAACGAACTGAAGTTGATCCGCATCAAGGTAAGGTTGATATCGTTAATCAAATTACGAATAACGAGAGAGCTAAAGCTATTGATGCTATCCAGGATCTTTTATTTTCCAAAGCATCTGATGCTATGGCAGATTACAAGAAAGTGGTGGCGAATACATTCTTTACTGAACCAACCGAGACAGAAACAAATGAAACTGATAACGGAAACGATTGACGACGTTAAACTCCTTACCGAGGAGAAAGACGGAAAGAAACTTCTTTATATTGAAGGTGTTTTTCTTCAATCAGAACTAAAGAATCGTAACGGACGTATGTATCCTTTTGGAGTTCTCAACCGAGAGGTAGAGAGATACAATGAGGAGTATGTTAAATCCAAACGTGCTTTAGGTGAACTTGGTCATCCCGATGGTCCTACTATTAACCTTGATAGGGTTTCTCATAGGATCACAAGTCTAAAGGCAGAAGGTAATAATTTTATTGGCAAGGCACAAATCCTTGATACACCAATGGGTAATATTGCTAAGAACCTACTAGGAGAAGGTGTTAAATTAGGCGTTTCATCTAGAGGCATGGGTAGCATTCAAAAGAGTGAAGACTGCAGCGTTGTTGCAGATGACTTCATGCTAACAACTGCTGCTGATATAGTAGCAGATCCTTCCGCACCTGATGCATTTGTTGATGGTATCATGGAAGGCAAAGAATGGGTGTGGGACAACGGATTGCTTAAGGAGCGTGAAGTTGCTAAATACAAACGTTATATTGATAGCGGTACACACCGTGAGTTAGAACAAAGAACCCTCAAGGTATTTGAGGATTTCTTAGGAAAACTTTGATTTATAAATAAACTTAGATTAATAATTACGGAATTTACGAGGTTAACTCAAATGTCAGACAAGCTTAACGAAAAGTTTGAGAAATTCGTTACCGAGCAAAAGGTGATCGTAGAGAACGCGGCAGATCCAATGCCTACCGTTTCTGCAACTGTTATCCCTGGCACTGGTAGTGAACCCACTCAGGTCTCTGACGTACAGACTGGTTCTGGCGGCAAGGATCCTCAACCAAAAGTAGAACCATCTGCTGCTCCAGCAGGTCAGTCAGTAACTGATCTTGGTGGTACATCAACTGCTCCTAATAAGGATGATGATGATGGAGTAGATAATCCAGGTGCTAAGGCAGCTGCTCCTGTTGGAGATAAGGCAGCACAAAGCGATGGATCTGCCCAGACTTCTAGCATTAAGGATGCTGGTGATCAGGGTACACAACCTACTGTTGGTGCGGATGCTGCATATGCGACTGGAACTGGTCCTGATGTAACATATCCAATCAAACCTTCGTTTGAGGAACTTGATGTTTCCGCTGACGTTGCTGCTCTAATAGAGGGCACAGAACTCTCAAAAGAATTCGCTGAAAAAGCAAAGACAATCTTTGAAGCTGCTGTTAAAGCGAAAATTTCTGAAGAGTATAACAAGCTTGTAGAACACTTTAAAGTTGAATTTGATAAGCATTTCGCTGAAGCTAAGAGCGAGATGGCTGAAGAAGTCAACGGTACAGTGAACTACGCCGTAGGTCAATGGGTTGAGCAAAATCAAGTTGCTATTGACAACGGAATAAAGACTGAGATTACTGAAGACTTCATTGCAGGTCTCAAAGGTCTCTTTGAAGAGCACTACATTTCTATCCCCGACGATAAAGTTGACGTGGTAGAAGGTATGGCTGAATCAATTCGTGAAATGGAAACACGCCTTGACCAACAGGTCAAAGATAATGTGAAACTTCAAACTCGTTTGAATGAGTCTGCAAAACTAAATGTTCTGAACACTGTTTCAGAAGGATTGGCAGATACTCAGAAAGACAAACTAGCAGCACTCGCTGAGGGCGTTGAGTTTACAACTGAAGAAGAGTTCTCTAAGAAAGTGAAAACTATCAAGGAGTCTTACTTCAAGGAAGGAACTGTAACCCAAAGTGAAGTTGCAGACGAAACTCCAGTAGAAGGTGTTGACAATGACTTGAATCCAGCAATGGCAAGTTATGTTGATGCAATCAATCGCTGGAATACATAATAAAAAAATTACTTTTTTTAAAGAGCAAACAAAAAAATGTTTAATTCAAAAGCTCTAACAGAAAAGTGGTCACCTGTTCTAGGTCATGAAGGCGCAGCCGCCATCAAAGACAATTATAGAAAAGCTGTTACCGCTGTTCTTTTAGAAAATACAGAATCACAACTACGCGAAGAGCGTGGAATGATTAACGAAGCATCCAATACTTCTGGAGCTATCGGTGCTGCTGGTCTTTCAGGATCAGGTTTAGGCACACAAACTGGTGGACTTGCTGGATTTGATCCAGTGATGATCAACCTCATCCGTCGTGCTATGCCAAACTTGGTAGCATACGACATTTGTGGTGTTCAACCAATGTCAGGTCCAACAGGACTTATCTTCGCAATGAAGAGTCATTATCAAGAGAACGGTGCTGCACTACGTGCTGGTGGCGAAGCTCTCTATAATGAGCCTGACACAAACTTCTCTGGTAACTCACAAGGACCTGCAGCATACAACGATCCAGTATCTCCTCT